ATGGGTTGGGCTGACGGATGAGGAAATATGGGCAGAAGGCGCTGACAATGTTATTGACCTAGCGTTTGCTAGAGACATCGAAGCCAAACTCAAGGAGAAGAACACATGACAAACGAATTCAACCCTGATTGGATGTGCGTATGTGGCGACCTGACTACGCTAGGGATTGTCCACCGCAAGGACGGCCCCTGCTATTACCCAGACAAGCGTGAGTGGGTTGGATTGACAATTGAAGCAATGAAGGTATAATATATGGACAACTATTTATTGGAACAATATATGCACAACTTAGTGAAGGCTAATGAAGAAGACCACCCAGATGTGGAAGAAACATTAGAGAAACGGGCTGAGAAATATGGAGACTATCGTGATGTAGCAGGTGTGTCACAAGACATCAAAACTGTCTTTGTACGCAGCAAGAATTGGTATAAGATGGAGCCATTCATGCAGGAGAGCTTGCACATGATTGCCAATAAGCTTGGGCGCATCTTGTCTGGTGACTTCTATTATGACGATTCGTGGCATGACATCTCTGGGTATGCCACTCTTGTGGTGAAACAGTTGGAGAAAAAGTGAACCTCTATCTCGACATCGAGACAAACAAAAAACATGACAAGATATGGTGTTGCTACACTTGGGATGAGAAGAATGGAATGGTATGTCATACAGAAGCAAGTACACTAACTACATTAGTAGAAAAATCAGACAAAGTGATAGGACACAACTTAATCGGATTCGATGGAGTGGTGCTAAGAACTTGCTGGGGAGTGAGGATTTCAGCGAAGAAAGCGATAGATACATTGATACTGTCAAGGCTTTACAATCCAAGCTTAGAGGGAGGTCACAGTTTAGAGGCATGGGGGAAGAGGCTTGGGAACAAAAAGATTGACTACCCACAAGTGTTCTTTGACAAGTATGCACAAGACGGGTTACTACCTAGTAACCTAGATTGTTGGGACACCCCAGACCTAGAGCTTCTCTTTCCCTATTGTGAGCAGGATGTTTCTTTGTTAGTTGATCTGCACAAACACCTCATTGGTTTGTTAAAAGACTTCTCTCTCAAGAGCATAGAGCTTGAACATGAGGTGGCAATTGTTGTTCAGAAACAAAAGGAGCATGGCTTTAGGCTTGACATACCCAAGGCTCAGGGCTTACTTGCTGAGCTACAAGGAAAGATGGGAGACATTGAGAGCCAGCTACAGAAAGTGTTTCCTCCCATCATTGAGAAGCGAGTGTCTGAGAAAACAGGCAAGCCTCTCAAGGACAGAGAAATTATTTTCAACCCCGGCTCCCGTCAACAAATTGCTGATAGGCTTGCTTCTCTTGGTGTTAAGTTTACAAAGAAGACAGACAAGGGCTCCATCATTGTTGATGAGAAGGTGTTAGAAAACATTGCTCTTCCAGAGGCTAAGCTGCTCTCTGAATATTTAATGCTGCAAAAGCGTGTAGCTCAGGTAGGAAGCTGGCTTGAGGAAGTGGGTGTAAATGGGCGTGTTCATGGTAGTGTCATCACCAATGGTGCTGTGACAGGACGCATGACACACAGCAGCCCAAACATGGCACAGGTTCCCAACTCAGGGAGCCCCTATGGAAAGGAGTGTCGTGAGCTTTGGACTGTGGATGAGGGGAATGTTCTTGTTGGTGCTGACGCTTCTGGGCTAGAGCTTAGGATGTTGGCTCATTATATGAAGGATGAAGGCTATGTCAAGACGGTTACAGAAGGCAGCTCGAAAGACGGGACAGACGTACACACTGTCAACCAGAAAGCGGCAGGACTACAGACAAGGGATCAAGCAAAAACATTCATCTATGCGTTCCTCTATGGGGCTGGCCCATCTAAGATTGGGAGTGTTGCTGGTGGTGATGCTAAGAAGGGACAGCAACTTATTCATGCCTTTCTTGAAAGCACTCCCTCGCTCAAGGCTTTACGCATTCAAGTTGCCAAGTATGCAAGCAAGGGCTATGTACCGGGGCTTGATGGTAGAAAGATATGGGTACGCTCCGAACACGCAGCACTTAATAGCCTACTTCAAGGCGCAGGGGCGATTGTTATGAAGCAAGCCTTAGTGCTGCTAGACCAACAGCTTAGGAAACACCGTATTCCCTTTGGCTTTTGTGCCAATGTCCATGACGAATGGCAGATTGAAACAAAGCCAGAATGGGCTGATGTTGTGGGAAAGCTTGCTGTGAAAAGCATAGCTGAAACTAAAGACATCTTTAATTTAAGGTGTCCTTTGTCTGGGGAATACAAGGTGGGAAAGACATGGAAGGACACACACTAATGGAGGAGGATAAACTTCTAAACCTTATTAACACAAGTGACCAAAGCGTTTATCTTTTCGTCAAAGACGGGAAGGTGACAATGGTGTTAGACAAGCTTCTTGACACCGAGTTTTTAGTGAGTTTATTTTCATATGTAACTGCTGTTGTTTTGTCTTCTGATGTTGACAACAGTGGTGGAAATATGCTACACTAATAGTAGTTACTATTTAGTAACATTTTTTTAAAGGAAACAAATGAAAGCACAAGTTAAAGTAGTTGGTAAATTGTTCTGGGCTAAACACATGGCTGAGCCCAATCGACAGTTCAACGAGACTAACAATAAATATGAGATTTGCATTGGCGATTTGTCAGATGCTGTTGTCCAGCGTCTAACCAATGAGCTTGGCATTAAGGTGAAACAGAAGGCAGATGATTCTTATGGAAGGGGCAAATATGTCATCGCTAAGAGCAACTATGTCATTCGGGCTGTCGATGGACAGGGCAATGAAGTTTCTCCAGATCAAATTGGGAATGGTACAACGGCTGAATGCACCCTCAGTAGCTATAGCCATAAGCTATCTGCTCTGCATGGCAATGGTGTTAGCATCCTGCACTCCAGTTCCAGTCCCGGCTTGAAAATTAAGCAGCTTGTGGCTCCTCCTCTGCCTCAAGAAGAAGAAGCTGAAGTGTCTCTATGATTGCTTTAGTCGATGGTGATGTGATGTGCTATCGCATTGCTTTCGCTTGTAAGGATGAATCCGAGGGAACAGCCATTACAACAATGGCTGCTTTCTTGGAGGAAATCTTGATGGTTGACTTGGGGCTGGATAGCTGGCAAATCTTTCTAACAGGAAAAGACAACTTCCGGAAAGAGATAGCTGTCACAGCCCCATACAAAGGCAACCGTACACAAGAGAAGCCTGCACATCTAGAGCTATTACGTAACTATCTAGTAACCTCATGGGGAGCTATAGTGAGTAATGGAGAGGAGGCAGATGATTGCATTGCCATCAAAGCTACAGAGCTTAAAGACGATTGCATCATTGTTTCAATTGACAAAGACTTCTTACAGGTGGCAGGATGGCACTACAATTTTGTGAAGAAAGAAAAACGCTATGTCTCAGAAGCAGAAGGAATTCGTTTCTTCTACAAGCAAATTTTGATGGGAGACAGGAGCGACAACATTGTTGGCATCAAGGGAGTGGGGCCAGCAAAAGCAGAGAAGATGCTTGCCAAAGCTACGACAGAGCCAGAGATGCTTGCCGTTTGCTTGGAGGCTCTGGGCAACGAAAGAACTCTTGAGAATGGGAGATTGTTATGGCTAAGAAGACAGCACCAGCAGCTTTGGGAATTCCCACAAGCTTCCAACTTGCAGGCTGTACATGGAGTGTAAAAATTGTACAAGACCTACCAGACATGGGCTTGTGTGATCCAGCTAAGTATGAAATAAATATCAGAGATGGTATGAATTCTCAGGCAACGCTGGCTACATTTTTCCATGAGCTTGTTCATGCTATTAAATTTGTAATGGGGGAGACAGATCATAACGAAAAAGAAGTTGAAGGGTTTGGAAACCTCTTACACCAATGGCTTATTACGCTTAAGCTATAACGACAGCGAGTGGACACCGGCTAGGTTTAAAAGCTTCATCATCTCAGCATTGCGTACAGCAACGAGGAGATGGCCTCCTAAGTTTAAAGCAATGAAGGAGGCTTGCATTGGACGCAAGACAAACAAAGCAACAAACAAACTAGCCTATCATTACAAGTGTGCACATTGTAAAAAACTTTTTGTCGCTAAAGACATACAAGTAGACCACATATTGCCTGTTGTTGATACGTCTGTTGGTTTCCAAGGATGGGACATCTTTATTAACAGGATGTTCTGTGAGAAAGAAAACTTACAGGTGCTGTGCAAGCCATGTCATTCTGTAAAGACACAGCTAGAAAAGGAAGAAAGGAAAAAGAATGGCTAAGAAAGAAAAGGAACAATGGTATGTCTACCTCACCAGCTATTGGGTTCCATTTCCTACATCAGAGTATGGAGGACTGCAAGCTGTAGTGGCTAGGAATGTAGAGGAAGCCATTGAGTTTTTAACAAAACACGCTTTCTCATGGGAGACAGCCAGCATCAAGGGAGCCGCAGAGCTAATTGAAGCAAAGCTTAAACGTGCTGTTGTGCTGGCATTGGCTGACCAATATGAGGAGCCATTCATTGCAAAGGAGTTTGTAACTTGAGGGTAGAACTTGTATGGAGCACACCATATGGAGAGGCTCTCATTGCTCAGATGGCTAGGGTGAGCAACCCAACAAACAAACACAACTCAGAGACAGCCTCTAAGCTTATTGCTTTTCTCATTAGAAATAAGCATTGGAGCCCATTTGAGATGGTGAATGTTTGCATGGAAATTGAAACAACAAGAGACATTGCTCGTCAGATATTAAGACATAGAAGCTTTAGCTTTCAAGAGTTTTCCCAACGATATGCAAAGGTGACAAACATTGATGGCTTTAGTGAGGCAAGGCTACAGGACAAAGACAACAGACAGAATAGCCTGAAGACAGATGATGAATATCTGCGTAACTGGTGGAGGTATGCACAGGTAGGAGTTGCAGACCTTGCTGAGAAGTGGTATGATGAAGCCCTTGAGAAAGGAATTGCTAAAGAGGTGGCAAGAAAGCTCTTACCAGAGGGACTAACACAAAGCACCATGTACATGAACGGTACTCTGCGTAGCTGGCTGCACTACATTGACATTCGTTGTGACAAGGCAACACAGAAGGAACATAGAGAAGTGGCAGAGAAGTGCAAAGCTATAGTGCTTGAACAATTTCCTAGTGTTAAGGAAGCACTAGGTTACTAGCTAGTAACTTATGCCCTTAGCTCAGATGGATAGAGCAACAGCCTTCTAAGCTGTAGGTCAGAGGTTCAATTCCTCTAGGGCATACCAAGAAAGGAACATATGGAAAATAAAATAATGTGGAAATTTACACGCATCAACCAAGAGGTAGGAATACAAAACGATTTAGCAGTTGTTCTTCCTTCTGGAATTCCGTGGACAGAAGTGCTGGAACATTTTGCTGCTTTTCTAGAGGGCTGCACATATGCTGGTGTGCATAACATCTTAGACAAGAAAGGAGTGTTTGAGAAATGAAGCACCTCATCATTCCTGACACACAATGTAAACCGGGGCACAGCTTTGAACACCTCTCTTGGGTGGGCAAGTATGCAGCAGAGAAGAAGCCAGATGTCATTGTCCATCTAGGAGACCATTGGGATATGCCCTCCTTGTCCATCTATGACATTGGCAAGAAGAGCTTTGAGGGACGCACCTACAAGGAGGACATTGAGGCAGGCAAGGCAGGCATGGAAGCTTTGCTTGCCCCCATCAAGGCAGAACAGAAACGCTTGAAGGAGAATAAGCACAAGCAATGGAAGCCACGCATGGTGTTCCTCATTGGCAATCACGAGGAGCGCATTGAACGGGCTATAGAGAGCGACAGAAAACTAGAAGGACTAATTGGATATAATGATTTCAAGCTTAAAGAAACTGGATGGGAAACATATCCTTTTTTACAGCCTATTGTTATCAATGGCGTTGCTTATTGTCACTACTTTACTTCTGGGGTTATGGGGAGACCAGTTAGCTCCCCTACTCTGTTGCTCACAAAGAAGCATATGAGTTGTGTTATGGGGCACGTTCAAGACAGGGGCATTGCCTTTGCTAAACGAGCAGATGGGAAGCGTATGACAGGGCTCTTCGCTGGTATTTGTTATCAACATGATGAGGCTTATCTGTCCCCACAAACCAACGGCTCATGGTCAGGTGTATGGATGCTAAACGAGGTGGATGATGGAGCCTTTGATGAGATGCCTGTAAGCCTGACATATTTGAAGAAGAAGTATAAGGAGGCATAATGGCTCTCACCCTTATCGACATAGCTGACTTGCTAAAAAGACAAGACTGTGTTACAATATTAGAACTGTTAGATGTTAATGAAGATGAGCTTGTCGATAGGTTTATGGATAAGCTAGAAGAAAAAGCTGATTTTTTAGAAAGGGAACTGGATGAGCTATGAAACACCGTGGAGCACTGTTGGCTACCTTACATATAAGCGCACCTATTCACGCCGCTTAGACGAAACTTCTCCCAATAGTCCGACAGAAGAATTTGAGGATACAATTGATAGAGTGGTGAATGCTGCAAACAATCAACTGTCTTGTGGCTTCTCGTATGGAGAACAGAAACGCCTCAAGAAATACTTGATGGAACTAAAGGGGACAGTTGCTGGACGTTTCTTGTGGCAGCTAGGTACTCCCACAGTGGACAAGCTTGGTTTGTCTAGCCTGCAAAACTGTGCCTTCACTGTTGTTGATAAACCTGTTGAGCCTTTCATTTGGGCTATGGACTTGTTGATGCTGGGCTCAGGAGTGGGCTATAACATTCAGCGAACTAACGTAGAAAAGCTTCCTCCTGTTAATGCTGAGTTTAAAACTCCTGTCAGGGCAGACACAGATGATGCCGACTTCATTGTTCCTGACAGCAGAGAGGGCTGGGTGAGGCTACTTGGCAAGACGCTTAAAGCAGCCTTCCTTGCTCACGAAAGCGGAAGACAAACCTTCACCTATAGCACCAAGCTTATTCGCTCCAAAGGGGCTCCTATCAAGGGCTTTGGTGGTGTAGCTTCTGGGCCTGAAGACTTGGTGTGGGGCATCTCTAAGATTGGTGAGATATTGGAGAAGAGAGCAGGCAAGAAGCTGCGCCCTGTTGATTGTCTTGATGTGATGAACATCATTGGAGCCATTGTTGTTGCTGGCAATGTTAGGCGCTCTGCTCAAATTGCCATTGGAGATGCTGACGATGTGGAATATTTGCTTGCTAAACGATGGGACTTGGGAAATATCCCCTCATGGAGAGCCATGTCCAACAACAGCGTGGTTTGTAATGACATTGGAGATTTGCATGAGTTCTTCTGGGATGGATATGAGGGTAAGGGAGAGCCGTATGGCCTCATCAACCTTAAGCTGTCTCGAAAGGTGGGGCGTTTGGGAGACACCAACTACCCAGACCCGGAAGTACAAGGATATAACCCCTGTGCAGAACAGAGCCTAGCTGATAAGGAAACCTGCTGCCTTGCTGAAATATTTCTGCCTAACATCAAGAGCAAGGAAGAGATGCTTGATGTGGCTAGGCTTCTCTATCGTATTAACAAACACAGCCTTGCCTTGAAATGTCACCTCAAGAGCACAGAAGCCATTGTTAACAAGAACATGAGGATGGGCATTGGTGTGACAGGGGTGCTGCAAGCAACAGAGGAACAGAAGAGTTGGCTCAAGGATGTGTATGAACAGCTACGAGAATATGACAAGAGCTATTCTGCACAGCATGGCTTTCCTGAAAGCATTAAGCTGACAACAGTGAAGCCCTCTGGTACACTTAGCTTGCTTCCCGGTGTCACCCCTGGTGCTCACCCTGCCTATGCTCGTTATATGATTCGGCGTATTCGCATTGCAAGCAATCATTCATTGGTACAGGTTTGTAAAGATCATGGCTACCCTGTGGAATATCAGCAAAACTTTGATGGGACAGAAGACCACTCAACTGTTGTTGTTAGCTTCCCTTTTAGCCACCCTGAGACAGCCAAGCTTGCTAAGGATATGACAGCCATTGACCAGCTAGAGGTGGTGAAGTGGCTTCAAGAAGTGTGGAGTGATAACAGCGTAAGCTGCACCGTCTACTACAGGAAGGAAGAGCTTAATGATATTAAGAAATACCTCAAGAAACATTACAAGAACAATCACAAGAGCTTGTCGTTTTTGTTACATAGTGAGCATGGTTTCAAGCAAGCGCCTCTGGAGGAAATTACGAAAGAGGAATATGACAATATGGTGAAAGCCACTAAGCTCATCACTCAGATTGACGAGGCTAACATTGGTCTAGAAGATGAGTGTGCAACTGGTGCTTGCCCTATTCGGTAGGACAAAGTGCTTCTTTTTGGCTAAAAAATCAAGGTCTGTTCAGGGGGTAAAACAGGGGGCTGGTACTCCCCTACATACCTGCCATGAACAACCCTGATAGAAGGGATATATGAGCATTGTGTTAAACTTACGTCAAGGAATAGGCTTTGACATTGAATATAATAACGACATTCTTCATGTCATTGAAGTGGAAGGAAAGGAAACTGTTGCTGAATATGCAGGCATCATCAT